GTACGTGTCAATACTTCGGCGTGCGAAAAGTATAGAAAAACATAGGTAGTTTCCCTATGCTTGGAGCGCCTATATAACCAAACAGGGGGGTAGACAGGGGTTTGTTATGCTATTTTGGAGACCTATATAGAGTCTGGGGAGGAAGAGGTGGTTTTTTAATTTTTTTCGTGGGGATAGCCGTAATAGACGTAATGCCGTAATAAGTGAGTGGAGACAAGGGTTTAGAGCAATACACCAAATTACAGGGAGGAGAAGAGAGGTAATTCTCTGGGGAGCTCCGCGAGACTCTTTTTGAAAAAATAAAAACACTCATCTCCTGCCAAAAGGTCTATAGAGACCCTCTGGCTTTTTTTGAAAGGAACTACGATGGACATTGAAAAGGATATCTCTCTGCCGGCTTCTCGCTGTCGATATCCGTTTGATCAAATGGAACCCGGGGATAGCTTTCTGCTGGTCACCAAGGAACGAGGCACCTCTGCTCGGGTCGCGGCTCGCCGGTTTGTGTTAGTCAACCAGCCCTCTTGGCGCTTTAGCCTGCGCAGGGTCGAAAACGGTTGGCGTTTATGGAGGACAGTCTGATGGGCCACAGCGCGAAACGACAAGTATGGAACACGCCCCCGGTTATCCCGGACAAGGCCAAACGCAGGATGGCGGCAAAGGTGGGCCCTCTGGCTGGCCAAAAGCCACTCAACGGCAAGGAATGGAAGTTTGTGCAGGAGTATGTCTCCGGGGATGGCACAGTGACGCTGAAAGAGGCGGCGCTTCGTGCTGGCTATACCAAGGTCAGCGCGTCCGTCATGGCGTGGAAACTGACCAACCCGGATATCTGCCCCCATGTGGTTGCCGCCATTCAAGCCTATCGGGCCGAATTGGCGTCGAAATACAACACCACCTACGAACGGCACATGAAAGACCTGCAGACCATCCGAGACGCTGCTTTGGGTGCGGGTGCCTATGCTGCCGCAGTGCAGGCCGAATATCGGCGTGGCCAAGCCCTTGGCACGATCTACGTCGAGCGCAAAGAGATTCGCCATGGGACGATCGATTCCATGTCGAAAGAAGAGGTCCAGCGCAAGCTTGAGGAATTGAAGAAACTCTACGGTGGTCCGCCCGGGCGATTGATCGAGGCCGAACCGGCCGAAGTGATCAAGAGTATCGGCCGGGAAAAGGACCCTTCTTTTGATGCCGGGGTGGACGAACCACCGCCTGACTTCTTCGAAACCCATCCGCCGGGGGCTGCTGATGAAACCTGAGGCGCTATTTTCTGCTCGAATTCGGGCCGGCTTGTTGGGGTGCGATATCGAGCGGATTGAGAACCGGGTGAACCTCGGCATATCGGACATGTTGATCGGCATTGAGGATCAATTTGTCATGGTTGAGAACAAGGTGGTGACCAAGGGCTACAAGGTGGCCCTCAGGCCGCACCAGATAGCCTTCCTGACGCGCCATGCCCTCCGGGGCAGGCCATCCTATGTCTTGGTGCTCTGGAAGGCCTCTGGGGCACGACCGGACACAATCCTGCTTTATCACGGCCGGCAGGCGATCGAGCTTGCCGAACAAGGCCTCAGGCTGCGCCCGGTTGCGCAGTGGTTGTCTCGAGGAATTGATTGGCAAGAGGTCAAAAAAGAATTGTTGCGTAACCTGGGTAATTGAGGTAATATACACAAATGCCGCATCGTGCGGTCAACCAGAAAGGATAGAGAAATGCCTAATAAACGACCCCTTTTCAATGTGTGTTTTCCCTCGACAGTGACCGTCATTAAAAGCTTTAAGACGCTGAGGGCTGCGCGGGAGTTTGCTCGTAAAATGACGGACAAGGATGTGCCCTTTTTGGTCATGCCGGGAGACGAGAACTGCTGCCCCATTATTTGCCGGGAGGTGATAAAGTGAAAACATTGGCCGAGCTCGAAATGGAAAGTCCAGAGGGCTTTCGTAATCCCATCAGCACACCAGAGCAAAACGCGATGCTGGAGAAAATGCATTTAGAGCGCAAGGCGCATGAAGCTTTGCATATGGCGATCGACGAAATCGAGACCGCATTCATTTGCCCACCGATTCCCACCCGTGGCATGGATTGGCAGGCCACCCGCAAGGGCTATGACGAGGGCGACCTAATTGGACGTGGTGCGACCAAACAGGAGGCCATCGATAATTTGCTGGAACAGGAGGAGGGATAAATTTTATCCGTATGAAAAAGGCTAACACAAGGCGTATCGATGCTGCTATACTGCACACGTCGCGGCAATGGAGCCTGCGACAATCCCAGAAAGCGAGAGAGAAAAATGCTTAAAACAATGGCAGTGACTGCGAACAAAAAAACCGGCCCTATTGCTGTTACATATCGCAGTGGCCAACACGAAACGTATGCAACGTGCCCGAAGTCCTGCAATATGCACCCAAAAAGCGCGACCGGTGCGGATACTATCGACGCCGAATATATGCAGGCGGTTTCGGATGCGGTGCCACGCCGTGGCAAGGCTTGGACCTATTCGCATTTCGCAGCTGAAGCCCTACCCTTTCCCATGCCCGGGAAGACCGTTTTTAATGCCAGCTGCGACGATATGCGGGAGGCGGTGCGCACTGTCGAGTTAGGCCGGCCGGCGGTGTATGCTGCTGCTGTTGGCGAGGCGGTGCCGAGACGGTTTTTAGGTGTCCGCTTTGTTCAGTGTCCGGCGGAAATTCGCGACGGTTTCACTTGCAACGACTGTGGCGACGGCAACCCGATATGCGCCCGTGGCGACCGTGATTTCGTCGTGGTGTTCAATGCACACGGAACCGGTGCAAAGCTTGTGGGAAAACCCGGGGATGGTGGCTGCTATGCTGCGTCCGGTCCGGTGGCCATTGTTTGGCACAACACTAAAAAGGCCGAACCGGAAAACGACGGCGTTAAACTCCGGCGTTTTGCTCGAGCGCTGCCGACGGGAAGCCTGTTGCGCCACCACGTGGCCGGCGATATTGGCCGGGATAATCCTACATGATATTGATATTCCTCGTTTTTCTGTGGATTCTATGGTGGTTTATCGAAATCAACGACAAGTGACGCAGAGCGTCACATTGTGACGTTTTACGGCACATTGATTAACTTTTAATCAGTTGTTCACCTCCAGAGGGGAAATTGTGAACAACCGGCCGGCGGTGCTGGTTTAGAATGTTGTGTAAACCAGTCCCCCGGCCGCAAATGCTGGACCGTGTCGAACGTGGCGCGGTGCGTTATTCGCGGTGCGCGAATAATAATTTCACCCTTTTATTTTTTGCTGGTGTATAATTGCACTGTGCCGCCAGCTGGTGGCACATAACCTAGAAAGGGATAGCGAACATGGCACATATGATAGACGAGACAACCGGCCGCGCCGCAATGGCATACACTGGCCAAACCCCATGGCATAACCTTGGCCAGCCGTTGACCGCTGGCGCGGATATTGAGACGTGGACACGCGAGGCTGGCCTTGCTTATTCGGTCCTGGAATCCCCGGTGTTGTTCGAGACTACCGCCACCACAGAATTGCAACGCTGGCCGAACCGGAAAGTGCTGCACCGTTCGGATACTGGTGCACCGCTGGCCGTGGTCAGCGATGGATACCGCGTGGTGCAACCGGCCGAAGTAATGGAATTCTTTAAGACCATGGTAGGGCTCGGCGGTTTCGAGCTCGAGACCGCCGGGGCATTGTCCGACGGCCGGCGAATATGGGCACTGGCCAAAGTAGGCGAGGCCGCGCCTGTAGTCGATGGCGACTTGGTGAAGCCTTATCTGCTGCTGGGCACCAGTTACGACGGCACCATGGCCACCATTGCAAAATTTACGGCGATACGCGTAGTGTGCAATAACACTATCACCGCTGCCGTCGGCGGTTATGCCAATGGCCGCGTGACGGCCGGCGAATCGGAGACCTCGAAGGGGTATCTTAAGAGCGCGGTTCGCGTGTTGCACTCAGAGCGCTTTGATCCGGAGGCGGTGCGCCTGCAGCTGGGCATAGTGGCCAGCGAGTTTGATCGCTTTATGATTCAAGCTCGGCAGCTGGCACACGTGCCGATGTCCGGCGAGGAATGCGATTCCTTTGTGCGTGAATTGCTGAAGCCTTACCACACGGCGGCGAAACCGATTGAAGAAAGCAAAGCTTATAAACGCGTGTTGCAGCTGTTCAATGGCGCGGCGATCGGCAGTGATATCGACGGAGTGCGCGGCACTCGCTGGGCGGCGCTTAATGCTGTAACGGAATTGATCGACCACGAGCGCGGCCGCACCGATGGAACCCGGATGGAATCGGCGTGGTTCGGCACCGGCAACGCGATTAAAAATAAGGCGCTTGAATTGCTGGCGGCGTAGTATAATAAGGTCCTGCGCCGCGTGGCGCAGGCCAACCTAGAAAGGAATAGAGCCATGCATTTTGACTATACGCAACAAGGCCGGCGTCCGTCCGCAAAGCAGATTATCGGCGCTTGGTCCAAGGCCGGAAAGCCGGCGGCGTTCACCGTTGAATACGGCGAGACCTTCGCGCAATTCGAGCGCGGCGTTGGCCGCTGGGGCAATGTTGATCTATGGACGGATAGCGGCAATGGCCAGCGCGGCGTGGACCGCGCCGCCGTCGTTAAACTGCTCAATCAGAAAGGATAGGGCTATGATCTATAAGATTACGCAGGGCGGCATTGCTGCAGTAATTACAATCAGCGTTGAAGGCGCAGAGAATAGCGCCTTTTACATGGCTCCAGATAAACCGGTACAGCTTGACTGTGCCGGCACAGAGCGCGACGCCATAGATCGGTTTATGGCCTTACCGTTGGAGGTTCGCGCCGCTGTGAATAAACAATTTCACGAAGTCTTTGCGGTACCCGTTGCCCTGCGCAGCGAGGCCGTTAAAAACCGCGTTCCGTTTTTTGTGGAAGTTTAGCCGTTTTAGAACTGCTAAATTATTTCCCACAAGCCGCGAGGCTTGTGGGATAATTGTATTTAGTGGCCGGCCGGCCACTAACAACCTAGAAAGGATAGCGAACATGGACAACGAATTAACAGGGCAGTGCCGCTTGTTGCTGGCCGCCGTTGTATCACTGGTGGCGGATGAAGTTATGAAGCGCGTTGAAGTCGTGCTCGATGCGCACGTGCACGAACTCGATGAGGATCGGGTTAGAGCACTGGCTGATCAGCAGATCAGCGCAACGGTAATTGATGATCGCGGCGATGGCTTGCCGCGAGCTTGGTCCAAGGAAACACTATTAACGCTGATTGCGGGGCAGCCGGCGCTTGACCATAAATTTGTTCGTCAGCCGTGGTCCAAGCAGCAGCTTTCCGAAATGATTCAAGCGGAATCGTGGACACAAAAGCAGATTGATGACATGGTCGAGCAGCGGATCATCGACCTGTGCATGGTGGATGCCGATCGCGTTAAAGAGCTCATTGATGAGAACAACATGGACGAGGACCGCGTTCAAGAGATGATCGACAACAGCCTTGAGATCGACGACAAGATCGAAGAGTATCTCAGCAACAACCTGCACGATGAAGTAGTGACCGTTGTCCGCGACATGGATTTTAAAGTGACAGTGCGCTAAATAATTGCCACAGGCTTTGCCGCCTGTGGCATAATTCTTTTGCTGGCCGGCCGGCCAGCATCAACGAGAAAGGATAGCATCATGAAACAGGTAAACTTCATCACGATCGGCGGAACAAAGTTCGCGCTGCCCGACGACATGACCACCAAGCAGAAGGCCGACTTTGCAGGCGTATGCCTGCAGCTTCAGCCGTTGGGCTCTTGCTACGGTCACGGGTGGAAGGATTTTTACTATGTGCAGGACAGCGCTTCGGTCCAACTGGGCATGACGCCTGTCTACTCAACCCGCGAGTCCGCCGAGGTGGCAGCTGCGCAACACAAGGCCGACAACGCCGAGCCGACGAAGCTTGAGTCCGTAGCGTAACCAACACCAGTAGCCCCCGGGCTACTGGTCACCAAAGGGGCGCACCGCGCCCCTTTTCTTTTGCCTATGCCATAGGCAAACCCTATCACGCAGCGCCGACCGATAGCCTGCCCCCGATAGGCCGCGCCTATCGCCCCGCGTGCGGCGATAGCTTGCGCTAGCTCACGCGGTGAGCTAGCCGGCGCGGCTGCGCCGGCTGGGCCCTGCCCTTCCCGTGCCGGAGGACACGGGAAGGACCGACAGGGCCCACAAGAAAAAAGGCCGTCTTCTCCACAGCTCAGACCTAATACTCGATTTCTGCCATATAATTACTCTCAGAAAACTTATAGCAAAAGGCCCCCCTTGTTTTTAAAAACCCGGTCCGGGGGTATATTTATAAAATTCTTAAAACTTGGCGACCCTATATGTCTAGTGTTCCTCCTGATATTGAAGCAGAACAACTTCGCCTCGAGCTGCGGCTCTCGCTCCTCGAAGCTCGAGAAAGGGCTACCGGTGACTTCCTGTCGTTCTGTAGATACGTGTGGCCTGAGATGTTGGTGGGGGATCACCACAGGGTGATTGCGGAGGCCATGGACCGCGTTTCTCGCGGCGAGTGCAAGCGTCTGATGATTGCGATGCCGCCCCGGCATGGCAAATCGCAGATGGGCAGTTACCTGTTCCCTGCCTATTTAATGGGCAGGCGTCCGGATTTGAAGTTGATTGTTGGTTCGCACACAGCGGAGTTAGCGCAGCGGTTTGGCCGGATGATTCGTAATCTTGTTGATGATGAGCGGTATCGGGAGTTATTTCCTGACATGAAGTTAGCGGCGGACAGCAAGGCTGCTGGCCGGTGGGCCACGGCCCAAGGTGGGGAGGCTTTTTTTATTGGTAAGGGTGGTGCGATGACGGGTCGTGGGGGGGACATTGTCATTTTGGACGATATTTTGGACGAGCAGGATGCTTTGTCGGACACGGCGATGGAGAACACGTGGGAGTGGTATACGTCGGGTCCGCGTCAGCGGTTACAGCCGAACGGTTCGATTGTGGTGATTAATACGAGGTGGAAGACGGACGATTTGTCGGGGCGATTGATTGCGCAACAGGGGTATTTGAAGTCGGACCAGTGGGAGGTTATTGAGTTTCCTGCCATTTTGCCGAGTGGGACGCCGTTGTGGCCGGGGTATTGGAGCTTGGACGAGTTGGAGAAGGTGAAAGTTACGATTGGGATGAAGAAGTGGCAGGCGCAGTGGCAGCAGGAGCCGACGAACGAGGAGGGGGCGATATTGAAGCGGCACTGGTGGCGGAAGTGGCGGGAGGATTATGCGCCGAAGTGCAGTTATATTATTCAGAGTTTGGACACGGCGTATAGCAAGAAGGAGACGGCGGACTTTTCTGTAATATCGACGTGGGGGGTATTTGTGCCGGATTTTGATTCAGGTCCGCAGTTATTATTGTTGGGCGTGAAGCGCGGTCGGTGGGACTTTCCTGAATTAAAGCGGATCGCGAAGGCGGAGTATGTGTATTGGAATCCTGACAATGTATTGATTGAGGCAAAGGCAACGGGGACGGTATTGCAGCAGGAGTTTCGGCGGATGGGGATACCGGTGGTGATGTATAGTCCGGGTGGGAGGCGGCAGGGTCAGGACAAGGTTAGTCGTGCGAACGCGGTTGCGCCGTTGCTGGAATCGGGTATGATCTGGTATCCTGAGGGTCAGGAATGGGCTGAGGAATTGGTGGAGGAGTGTGCGGCCTTTCCGAACGGGAACAATGATGACCAAGTAGACAGTTGCATTATGGCTTGGGATCGTTTTCGTCGGGGGAATTTTATATCGTTGAAGGACGACTTCTTCGAGGAAAAGCCTGTTGATAACCGCATCCCTGAATACTACTGATTGGACAGTGTATGTCTCCTGAGATAGAAGAGAAGATACGTTCTGCGGCTGAGCAGAAGGGTGTTGACCCTGAACTTGCTGTTAAGATTGCGTCTACGGAGAGTGCGGGGAAGAGCAAGGCACAGAATTCCCGGTCCACGGCTGGTGGTTTGTTTCAGGTGATTGATGAGACGTGGAAGCGGTATGGTGGTGCGCCGGGTAAGAAGTTTGATGTGGATGAGAACATCCGCATTGGAACGGACATATTGGCGGACAATTCGGCGCGGTTAGAGAAGAAATTTGGCCGTGCGCCGAGCGGCGCGGAGCTTTATGCGGCGCACTTTTTTGGTCCGGAGAAGGGTGTGCAGATTATGTCTGCGCCTGCGGACACGCCGTTAAATGTTTTCTTGTCAAAGCAGGTATTTAAGGCAAACCCAAATTTAAAAGACAAGACGGCGGGGGATATTGCAACGCAGTTTAACACTCGGTTTGCTGCTAAGCCGGCGGCTGCGCCGGCTGTGATACCGGCGGCTCCGGTTCGGCCGGAGCCTGTTCCTGAGAACAAGATGTTGAAGTATGCGGAGGCGGAGCCTGTTGCGCCGGAACGTGCGGTGGTAGCGGAGAACAAGTATATTGAGTCACGGCCGGACGTAGTGGCGCAGGCGCGTGAG